ACTCGCTGGCTACTGCCAAGTCTACACCATATATGGCAATTTCTTGGAATCCTTAATAGATAGCCAGTGCCAACATGAACGAAATCGAATTGGTAAAGTACCTCGCATGCACAGGATCGGTAAAATACGGGCTGAAATACTTTACGATCTCCTCAAAGGGATACCTGACACTATTAGGGATACTCTTGAATTTCTTCTGCATGTACACGGGGACAGGTATGGACTTTAAGACTTCCAACTGCTTCCTTCCTGTCCGGCTGGATGTTTGGTTCCTGATAAACTCGTACGTGTGTAAGTCGAACCACCTGTGAAACTTCGGGATGTACTCGTACAAATCGTTTAGGCCCCAAATGGAAAATTCCGGATCATCGTAAGGTGCCTGCTCCCTGGTGGACGTATACCCGACGATTGCTACCTTCTTCACTGTTTCCGCCTCCTAGAATAAAGGCCCGGTCGCCCGGGCCTGTTTTTAAGTCGTTACTGTAACCGCCTTGCTGTAAGCCAGAATAGACTTCATTAAGACGGTACTGGTCTGGACACCGACAGGTTGCTTGAGCATCCCGGCGCCGCTCGGGGCAGTTTCGACCAATGCGCCTGCCGCAGTCGCGGACAGGTACACCAATGCTCCCGCCGTGCCTGTGCGGGTCACGCTCGCTATCCGCGCCATGGTTACAGGCTTCTTAGCTGCCGTGGACGCTACAGTTACAATGAACTCCGCCGCTCGCCGGATAGTCGAAGCCGCATATGCCAGGGATACTTTGTACCCTGACAAGCTGGTGTAATACCCGGTAATGCAGACAGGCTTGCCTGCCGCTATCGCCGCCGTGCTGTACCCTGTCAGGGTCTTGCTCTCGGCGGCCTCGGAAGCCAGCACTGTACTGGTCACCGCGCTCGCGCCAAGTGCCGCGCTGGTGACTACGCCTGTACCGAATAGCGCAGATGTAGCTACCGCTCCGGCCTTGACGATATTGCCGCTTTCATCAATCACCGCCGTGTTAGTCGCGCCGGTGCCGACCTCGAAGCCGTTAGATGACCTTATGGGACCCGAAAAACGTGTTCTAGCCAATTGAATCACTTCCTTTGCGCAAAATTATGAACCCTTGCTGGTCTCATGCGCTCGCCCAGGGTTCAAATGAAAAGGGGCAGGTTGCCCTGCCCCCGATTGTTACTGCACTGCTACATATACAAAGCTAGGATCATCGAACCCGTATGACCACCGGCCCACCAGTTTATACCTGCTGACTTCTGTGTCAAAGTTCTCCTTGTCCTGCTGGAGAACAGGTATCCGCCGGTTGAACCACGTAAGGAACTGTTTCATCCTGTTCATGTCAATGAAGAACCACATATTGGAATTCGTCAGGAAATCGCCCTCAATGACATTCACACTGCCTTTCCAGATGTTGACGTTGTTTTCTGCGGTATCGGGTTCTTTGTCGGTATCGGCAACCACAAGTGCCGGTTTCCGCAGGCTCTTAGGCACCAACAGAGTATCGGGATTGATCAAAAGCAGGTTGCCCTTATCGTCCTTCCACTCCTTCATACGGTTGCGGACCAGCTCTACATTGGTGGCGTTTAGCGTCAAGCCGGTGCCGTAGTTGCTCCAGGTGGTGGAGTTATACGGCCCCAGCGGGTGTTCCGTAGAGGCCAGCGGCACTTTGTCCGGCCCGATAAAGGAAAGACACTCGTTAAAGGGCCGGAAAACGTGGTATTGGTAAGTGTAGTACTTGGAATCCGCCAACTTCCTAACCTGTTTCTTCACTTCTGGATACAAGGCATCGTCTAGAAGTTCCCTCTCAATCGGCAGCCCCTTGGAGAACTTCATATGGGTGTATGTTGCCTTGAACCCGGGATGCACGGTTTCGTAAGACACTTGCCTGCCGGAGGCTTCCCATTCATCCATCAAGCCCATGGAACCTACACCGTGCGTAAATTCCTGCGCCTTCTTGGAGTTCTCCACGTTGTAGAGAACAGGAAGGAAGTCCTTCATCGGCTTCAAGTGCTTATCGAATATGCGACGTAAAATGGGGAGAAGAAAATCTCCCCAGTTATCACTGATCATCATTGTTTATCTCACCTCCTAGGTGCTGATTGACCGGCCCATACCGAAGGCATGCTTGGTAAAGGCGATCATTACGTCCATGGTCAGATTTGCGGGATCGATGTCTACCACGTTCAGGTAGTTGTTGTTGGCAAGCGCGTCAATCCGCACCTTGCCGTCGCTGTTCGAAGAGAGCTTAAGCATCGGCGTGCCAACATTAACGCCCTTTTTGTCCGTCTTGCCGGATGTGGTCATCCCGCACAGGACTATGGCCTTGGACGCGGTGGTGGGAGTAGCGGAGAACGCCGGTGCGACGGTGATCACACCGGGATCCGCCGCAGTGTTGGCGGTAACGGTACGGGTATCACCCTTACCGGGGCCTTCATAGATGTGGATAAGCGATCCCTTCATCAGGTTGGCCGCCGTGGATTCAGTTGTGGAGACTGCCATCTTGAACTGGCTGCTGATGGTAGATCCGCCGCAGGCAAGATCCGTGTGACCGTCGAAGCTCACCTTAAACACGTCGAAGGGGTTATCGTAGACCTTGACCATGTAATCCGTAGCGGTGCAGGTCTTGGTCTCCGCGACTACCCCAATAATCGGGTTGGTGTTGGTCACGCTCCCCGTGGAGGTCAGGGTAACAAGCATGCCGCTTCCCGAAGGCGCGGGAATCGTCGCCAAGCGTCCCATGGTGTAC